TTATTTTGAAAAGTTGTTCTAGTTCCATCACCGGAAACTGCCATTGCTTCAGTGTAAGCGTTTGAATCTTCATATCCAATACTTAGGCTATTTTCTTTTTTGGCAGTGGTGAAGTATTGTATTTGTCTTGAATCGCCACTCTCAGCATAAGCAAGTCTAATCATAGCAATGGGGATATCTCCTGCTGTCAATTGAGGTACTATGTTTGATGCAGTCCTGTTTGAATTGTGTCTAATTGCTAGAGTATTATCCGCTTGAACAACTAAAAGAAAATAACCATTACCCGCAGATGTAGGAGGATTAAAATGAACAGGAGTTCCTGTATTAAAAGTTGTAGTGCCGCTACCCGTAGGAACAAGAATTGCTTTACCATCTCTCATAACCATGCCCGAACCAACAACAAATTGAGTAGTTCTGTTGTCGCCATCTACGCCAGTGTCCGTTTGCACTATGCTAAAGTTTTCTGTAGTAGAAGAAGTAGCAGCATTGAGAATTGCATAGTTTCCTTGAACCCCAACCCCCAATGCTTTGAATAATCCACTATGGGGAAAATCTACTTCATCTACCATTCCACCCAAAGTTGGGTCTACACTTAGTCTACTATAATTTCCATTGTTCAAACTGTTCGTCATTTTATTCCACCTCTATCGTTACATAAAAATCTACATCTTCACCGGATGCAAACGGCCCAATACCCTCAAAAGGTATTCTAGTAAGTAATTCTGTATATTCAGCAATTGTAGTTCCTGCTCCATTATCATATTGCTTGTTGAATATTCCAAGTTCTCGAATAGTATATCCTGCAATAGAAGCCCCCGTTACTGTAAATTTAAACTCAATAACATTGTTATCGCTTTGAGATGCCGAAGCAGAAACATCTAGAATAGGAACATCAAGGTCTGTAGTTAATGGATTGGTAGAATTACCTCCAACACCGATTCTAGCCTTTTGATATACGGCTGCTAAATGAGTAGCCAAACTAGTTCTAAAATCATCAGTAATCATAACTCTGTCTCCAATATTGTTGTCTCGCTAGTTGAACCTGTTGAACTAAAACCGATAACTCCTCCAAACCCAATTGTCTGTGAGAAGCCAATGTTAAAAGAAGTTCCCCCTGTAGACCCACTTCTCTTGCGAATAAATAGTTTGACTTCTTTGACATTTAACAATTCAAAGGATGATAGAGAGTTGTTGACCTCTTTGAATATCTTAGGTCTAAGTGCCGCACTTGTCTTTTTACTATCTAATGCTATTTCTGCAAACCTATCAGTTAGTCCTTTACTGAATTTTCCTAATGATAACTTGACAAAACCATGCATGTTGTGTTCCATTTGTAGAATCAAATAATCACTAATCTCTACATTTTCTTGAAGCAGTTCCAAAGTTACAATATCTCCTGCCTTTATTTGAGAGAAGTTTAGATGTCCTAATTCCACCGTAATTTTTTCATTAAGTGACGAATGTAGTCGAAGTAATTCAGCAGCCCTTCTATCTACATCGGGTTGTGTAGCAAGAGTTTCATCATCTACTTCTAGTGTTTTTCTACCTCTTTTTCTAATGCTTCTTTGATTCTGTCTCTTTGATTTGAAGCCCGAACCATAGACAATTACTTCATTATAGAAATCGAACAATACTTTAGATTTAGAAAAGTCTCGTATTTCTAAATTATTATTTCTATCAGTGATAAATAGTTTAGAGTTGGCATTAGAAGTGTCATGGTCTGTTAAAGAAAACTTGCTGTTCTCATAAACTAATTTTTTATTCTTTCTTTCTACTAAGTAATTTATTGCGCTAAATAAATCAATTCCTTGATAGTTTGGTGCTAAAAATAATGGATAGTCTTCTTCATAAGAACTAGTAAATTCAATATCATTTTCTTCTAATAAATTATTTATTATATCCTCAGTCTCACTACAAATAGTTGCTACCGAACCTATCATGGCTCTTTTAGGATTTCCTTTGATATTGTTATTAGTAGTGATTGTAAGTATCTCCGATATAGAAACAACTCCATCTAACTCTTTTTGTTTTCCAAAAGTCAAAGAAGTTCCTTTAGGTGGTTCGTAATTAAAATCTAAAGATGTTTTGAAACTAGTATTACCATCGCTAACACAAATAGCGTTTCCGATTTCTGCTTTAAGTTGTGAGGTATCAAAGAAATTATACAGAGAAATTAGTGGGAATCTATCTACAACATATGTAGGTTGGTCAAGTCCTAAATTTGAGTCTCTACCATCTAGATTTACTATAGCATACATAGATAAAACACCTTCATTCAATCCGATATTTTCAGTATCTCCTAAAGTAGTAGTTCCTCCGATAACATCCACTAATCTATTTGAATTTTCAAACTTACTCAAGTATGGTTTTATTTCGGAGTAAGTTTCTTCTTTGTACGGCATTTTAGTATATTCCGAAGTAATAGTGTTAAGTTTTAATTTTTTAGGGCTGAAAGAATGAGTACAGGTTTGGTTTGGTTGCATTACTCTATAATATCCAGTCGGCAATTCAAAGTCGGTTAGAATTATATGTCTCTTAGTACTATTTCCAGTATCTATTTCATGAGTTATAACATAACCTATACTGTCGGGAATAATATTGTTTATTGCAGGTGGTTGAGTATCTATGAATGTAAATGTTAAAGTTCCATTAGTGACAGCACTTCCGGTAGTATTAGCACTTATTACAAAATGTGTGCTGTCTGTAATTGATGAAATTATAGCACCCACAGGTATTCCATCTCCGCTTACGGATAAACCTGCAACAATATTACTATTAGCATCATGAGTAATTATTCTTTTATCTGCATCACTACCAGTAGTCGGGTCAAAGTCACATGTAGAATCCGTAAATATAGCGGCCGTTTGTCCAACCGCAACACCATTAGAAGAATCAGTAGCACTACCATATTCACTGCCTTTTTCCGACACTAAATAGCAACCTGTTAGGTCTTTTACATAGTCCAAATAAGGATATGTTGATGAATTTAGTATGTATTTGTAATGGGTTGTTCCCGAAGGGCCATCTATAGCAGGTGACTCAGCAGTTGGTAGATTTACCCTTAATTTGAATCCCATGTATATTCCTTCTGCATCAGTAGAGTCGCTCGATTTCTTTGAATTAGTGCCATTATTATCTGTACCGTATTGATGCCTAAACACATTTGGCCTAAGAGAAAGACCCATATTGACTAAAGTACCGCCGCTATAACTTCTCAAATGAGTATTATCATTAGGAGGAAATACAGTTCCGGATGATGTCATAGGGTCGGATGTTCCTCCATCGACATCAAACCTATCTAAAACAACTCCAAAAATTCCAAATTGTAAAAATGCATCAGCAGTAGCATCACCTTCACTAGCATAAGGTAGTGCATCTAAAGCCTTAAAATACAAACTAGAATGTGCCGTTTTATCTGTACTTAAAGTTGCAGTGCCAAAAGTAAGGGGCAATACTAAATTACTATAATGATGAGTTGCATCTACTCCCGAAGTAGCACTACCGTTTGTAGGAGCAGTAAAGGCTTCTGTCATTGCGTGAGTAAATGCAGGACTAGTATATATTCCTCCATGAAGAAGTCCCTTTAATGGATGTATTTCTTTATTGAATATGTTGAAATTGTCGCTATCTCCATGTCCTTTTACGGTGCTAGAATGAAGTGTTGCTTTGAATAATGCAGCACCAACGGCTATTACTGTAGAATTAGAATTAGTCAAAGCCACTTTATTTGCTCCATCGTTAGGTGCATAAAAACCAATATTTGAAGTAACTGCACTTTCTACTTCTCCTATCATGTTCCCATTTGAATCACAAAGAATGTCTCCTTGAACAACATTTCCTACATTGCCATGGTCTACATTGCCATTAGTTGATAATCCCGATGCAGTAGTAGAGGCTACAGTTAAAGCACCGCCCCCTACATTTCTTACTTCTTCTATTGTGTAAAAATCATATGTAAATGGTCGAATTATTTTCTTTTTATCGGGTAAATTTTCGGGGTCTATTTGATTAAAAGCAGAGTCAAACATTATTTCTGTCAAGCGCATCAGTCCAAATGTTTTAATTTTACTAACATCACTTACATCATAATCAATAATATTTGCACTTTGATAGTCAGTATCTAATATTTTCTTAGAAATACCTGCCCCGCCATACTTAGAATGCTTTGTAGAAAATTCATCTTCATTAGGTTCATTAAGTAAAAATAATTTAAATTGTTTCAAATCTCTATTAGAATAAAATAGACTATCTGTTCTTGTTTTAGAATATGGCATTAAGTCCGATGTTGCGAATAAAAATAACCTAGCAACCTTGGGGTCTATTTGTTCCATGAAGTCTTTAACATAATAATTGCTTTTTATTAGGCCACCCTTTGTTGGGTCAGTTGAAGTGAAAACAGTTGGCTTAGTATGACCATCTTCGTATATATTGTAGTCCCAAAATAAAGAACCACTAGCAGGAAAGGTTCCTCTTTCTTCTATAGGTAAATGAGGATGTGCTGTTTCTTTAATTCTACTAGGTATTATTTGAAGTGCAGTTGTTAAAAACCCACTAGCAGAACTAGCACTAAACTGCCCATGGCTTAGTTTATTTCCGGAGCAGTAGTATTGTATCTTACTACCGCCCCCATAATAATTAGAATCTGTTGTCAAAGCATACTCATCTAACTCTCCTGCGCTTGTTCTAGCATATACATCTTGAACAATAGTTTGTGTTTTTCTGTTAAAGTCTCCTTTTTCTATGTGATTTAATTTAAACAAAGAAGGACCAAATCGTTCTGCATAAGTAGCCATTAAACTATTAGT